TGACTTGTACTTCTCAACCTGCCAGCGACCGCTTGTGTCGCTTGAAGAAGATAGGTTGAAGACATTACCCGTTGCACTGTTTGTGATACCTGCATTCGCAGTTGCATAAACAGTACGAACAACTTCGCGGTTGATTTCTGCTAGAATTTCAGTTGACAAGATATTTGTCAATTCTGTTTCTGCGTCGAGACCGTGGATTGCCTTGAGGTCTTGTGCAAGTTCTAGCGTGTATGATGCTTGCAAACCGCGTGTATTTGCTGTAACAGCAACACGATCGATTTGGAAACCCATCTGTGCTAGGTTTGCTGATTCACCGAAGGATGTTGAGAATCCTGGACCAGTGTTATCTAAACCGAAGATTGATGAGTTTGCATTACCTGGGTTCACTGCCAATGTTGACTGTGTACCAGTAGCAGCATTACCTGAGTGGCCAGTATTTGCTTCATTGAACAATGCTTCACCAGCACGTGCTGTTGCAGATGCGAAGGTTGAACGCATTGCGAAGATCAAACCTGTTGGACCAGTCATTGGCTGAACGCCGCAGATGTCATAAGCCATTAGGTTTGGTAGTGCACGACGGACGAGACCGATTAGGATTGGGTCGAAGCCTTTGATTGAGCCTTCACCACCAACTACTGGTGACGAACCGCCACCGATGTTGTTTGGTAGACCGCCGCCAGAGACAGTGCCTGCTTCCCATAGGTTTTGCATGGAACGTGATTCTTCCATTAGGGCGCGTTCTTGGTTCTCTAGAACAAGTGCAGTAACTGCACGCTTGTAAGGATCTGTGATCTTTGGGAGTTCTGAGTGATCAAGGACTGGAGCCCACTTTTTTGCATATGTTTCGTTAAGATACATGTTATAACTCTCCTGAGTTTTTAGTTTAAATTAGGCTTTTGGAGCCGTTTTTGTGATTGCATTTACATAATGTTTCATCATACCAGATGCTTCAACTACTTCTGGTTCTTCAACAGCTGTTTCTTGAAGGACCTTTACCTCACTTGTCATTTTCTTTGATGGGAAGTAGTTCTCGCGAATTACTGCGAGCTTATTATTAAAATCACCCTCTGTGGTGAACTCCATGCCCTCTGCGAGCGATTTCATTTTGCCGACTTGTACTTCGGTTAGACCTTCACAAATCTTACGAATTGCTTCGTTTTTATTTGCAACATTAAGTTTTTCAACAAGGTCAGCCTTTTCTGCAGCTGCTGCAGTCATTGCTTCTTCTAGTTGTGCAACTGTCATTGCAAGTTCTTCAGCAACATCGACCTTCTCTTCTGGAATTTCGATGTAGTGCTCTGTAAATAGATTCTTCAAGCCATTGATAAAGTCTTCGACAAGTTCTGCGCGGAGACCTGTTTCAATTGCAACTTGATTTTCATTAACCCACTCTTCGACTGCATAGCTGAGATACTCATCAACCTGTGCAGACATTTCGTTCTTGATTTCTTCGATGGCTTCGATGAGCACTGCGTCATTCTCTGAAAGAACATCTTCAACAATTGACTCAACTCGTGATTGTACAGCTGCTTCAAAAATTGTTGTTGCTTTGACACGGAAGTCTTCAGATAGAGACTCACCGTTGAATAGAGCATCGACATCTTCTCTCATTGAGCCGCGATACTTTTCAACCATCTCTTTCTTCATCTTCATCTTCATTTCTTTTTCGTCTTCTTCTTCTTCATCTTCCTCGTCTTCCTCGTCTTCATCATCTTCAGACTTGGCTTCAGGAATGAGAGTCTCTTCTTCTTCAGAGTCTTCGAGAATCGTTTCCTCTTCCTCTGTTTCTTCTGTTTCTTCACCCAAACTTGGATTCATGTTACCAACTACTGGTGTTGCAAGACCTGAAGACTTGACTGAATTCATTTTCTTGTCGCCTTCGGCTGATACTTGACCAGGCTTTGGCGCTTCCTTTGTGGCAGCTGCAGCCTTTTTGCCAACTTCATCGCCTTCTGGCTTTTCGTTTGTTGTGCCGCCTAGATCATCCATTTGGGTAGGAAGTGTTTGCATTGGTTCCTTGCCTGCATTCATTGATGCTCTTAGAATTTCAGCAGCAGATTCTGATAATGTTTTTGACATTTTAGTTAAACTCCTAAAGAAGTAATATTATTTATAAAATTTAAAGTTTTGACACAAAATTCTCAAAGATCTTCAATGAGATTTCGTCAATTTGCTTTTGCTTTGCGTTCTTAATTTGTTCATAATATGCATTAACGTCAATTTCTTTGACCTTACCGTTATCCCACACCCACTCTTTATTTTCCATAATACCTTGAACGAAAGCACCTGGTGCGGACGGATCCGCCACGATATCTGCCGCTGTGGCTAGATAATAATCGTCTTGTACCACATTAACACCGTTCACTTCTTTAAGTGAACCCATGCCACGTGATGATACACCAAGAGTTGCACCGCCTTCCATAAGGGACTTGGCGATCTTACCCATTGGTGTTTCAAGAATTTTTGCCTTACCGATCCACTGATTACCTTCTTGCTTTAAAGAAGTGATTAAGTGTGATACTCGGTCTAGATTGATTGATGGTGAATCTGGATGACCCAATTCGCCGAATGCGCGATTCTTAGTTACATACTCTTCGTTGTAACGATTGACTTCTTTTGCAAGAGTGTCAGTCTTATACATACGACCGTTGCGATTCTTAGTTTCTGCAACAAGAAATGGACCTGAAATGTAAAGTGTTTTAACACCGTTCTTTTCTTCGGTGATTAACTTTACTGATTCGATTGTCTCTGTAATCAATTTCATTTTAGATTCCTAGTGATTGTCTACGACGCAATGATCGTTTTCTTTTAATTAATGATCTTGCTAATTTAGCTCTTCGCTTAACTTTACCTTTACGCTGCGCAATACGGCGACGCAAACGTTCAGAGGCTGTCATTCTTGTTAATTTACCACCACGAATTGTGTAACCTTTTACACCTGAAACAACTTTACGCCTTTGAACTTTACCACCACGAACGCGAGCCTTAACGAGTTTTTTACGACCCATTCGAACAACATTTGCTTCCGCAATAATTTCTCTAATTACTTCTGATACAATGCTCATTTGTCACCAATTTTAAATGAAACTTTGCTCATTGCAAAGTTTGCTGCCTTTTCAAATCCCTTTGGTGTCGTAAGCATCTCAGCAAACTTCTTTTTGTTTTCGTCGTTTAATGCACCATGGACCATATGAATGGCTTTTGCTGCACCATGACTGACTTTAAGTTTAGAACCGTCACCAAATTTCATATGACGAGCTGTTTGTTTTGGCGATTCTTCTTGAGCATACTTTGCAACTTGCTCAAGACTTTCCATTACATCTTCAAACTCTGAATCTTCAGAAGTTAAACCAGGAACTACATTTGAAGGATTTGTAACATTGCGTGGTCGATATGGAATTGTAAATGTTAATCCAAGTTTTTCATTTGAATACATAGCAACTCTTTTTCCATCTGGAAAAATACGAATACCTTGACGACGAAGAACCAACATTGGAGGTGGTTGTATTTCGTCTTGCAATGCTTCAGATAATTGATTTTTGTCTGTAATCTCAAAACTGTTTTGTAAATTTTTACGAACAGCTTGAAATGATTGAGTAGAACCAAGAGCTGCTTGTGATAAAGAATCATTGTACTTCATCAAAACATCTCGTTGATTTTTAGGAAGTTTAGCGACATCGCCAACCTGTGCGTGTTTACGCATTGCCATCTTAAGAGTTGGCAACTCGGCTGACTTCATTATCCCTGCACGAACAAGCGCATTTAATTGCGCAGCGTTGTTAGGCATCGCTTCCGTCAATCTCAACTTCAGTTGTTTCAAGTTCATCTGTTCCTACTTCTACTTCTGGCACAATAAGTGTTGAGGCAATCTCAACTTTTTTAACTTCTAATGCGTCAGTAACTTTACTTGCAATTGCAGACTGAAAAGCAGCTGCAAATGTTTCTTTATCTTGATTTAACGCCGCATCAATTAGTTCATAACTTTCCATAATTTTTCTCCTAATTTATTTAGTAATTTCTGATTGAAATGCTTGATCAACACTTGAATTTGGTTCAGCACTAGTCTCTGGTAGAGGATTTTCTGCTTGCTCTTCAGCAATTTCTACATCCATTCGTTTAATGCCTTCCTCGTCAAAATGTAATACATGTTTCTTAACATACGCTTTTGAATAGTATGTTCCAACATACGGATCAATTTGCGCCATAAGTTGTAAACGAGCACTCATAAGTTCTGCTTCTTTTAACTCAGAAAAATTATTATCTTTGAGAAAATCGTAGTGAATCTTTTCTTTTAATGTTTCCCATTCATCGATAGAACAAATACCTTTTAAAGATAATTGACGCTTCATCAATTCATCGAATAAAATAGTAAATTTATTTCTTAAACGGTCGACAAACTTTGAAAATTTTAGTTCGTCTCTTGTAATCTCTGTTGAACGACCAAGAGAGAATCCTGTCTGTGTTTCTAAACGAGAAATAGGAACATTTAATGCTTTGTATAATTTATTTTCAAAGTAGCGAACATCAGACAACTCTCCGAGATTTTGACCTGCAGGAAGAGTAGTAATTTCTGTTGCCTTTCCTTCACCACGTCGTGGAATATAAAAATCTTCCATCATTGACATAAACTTGCGATCGTCTTTGACTTCGCCAGTTGAAGAATCATACACAACCTTGTTACGGAACTTCGTCATAATATCACGAAGATACTGCTCTGCCTTTTTCGATGGCATGTTTCCAACATCGATATAAAATACACGACGCTCTGGAGCACGAGACAAACGATAAATTACGACAGCATCTTCGACCATACGAAGCTGGTTAAGAGGTTTTATTGCTTTGTGAACATGAGACAATACCATTTGTCGTTTTGCATCGAGTAATCCAGAATTAATATTCACGATTGCATCAGTGGCAATTTTAACTGAAGTATCATTTACTTGTGTGATTAATGTTTGTCCTTGCACAGTTGCCTTGTCATTGAACACATAGAATTCTTGATATCCATCGATAACTTCGATCTTTGTGCGAGGATCTTTCTTTTTAATAACTGTTCGAACTTTTTTAATTTTGCGAGGATCGATATAAACTAGTTCTTGAATTCCCATTCTTGGATTTTTTTCATCGATCAAAACTTGGTAAAATAGTCTTCCATCGATATACCACCCACGAAAAATATCTGATCCCATGTTTGAGAAGTCTAACATGCGAAGAACATTTTGAAATTCTTCACGGATCATTTCTTTTACATTTTCTGGTTGTTCTAGATCGTCAACTATGATTGTAACAGATTTACCTGTAACATCGTGCACAATTGATTCATTTACGATTTCATCAATTGCAGATTCAAGTTCTGGTTGCATCGCCATCTCGCGATAACGAGTGACTAGATCATTTTCGTTTTTAAAACTTGCTTCTAAATCAAGATAAGTGCCAAAATATCCACCAGCAGTTACTGTTATTGCACCATCATCAGAAACAGGTGTAGAAACTTGAGGTTGAAGCTGCTGTGGCGCACCTTCTGGTTTTGTGCGAGTAATTTCGAAACCGAATAGATTAATTGACTGCGCCATATATTACTCCATTATAAAAATGGGGGAGGATATCCTCCCCCAACACACTATATTTAGAATAGCGATTCAACTGGTGTTACTAGAGACGTTGTAACACCACGATCAATTGATTCCCAGTACTGATAAGCAAAGTTGACTGTGTATTCTTCAATCGTGTCGTTTGAACCCCAGTCTAGATCAATTTGAGAAATATCTGTTGGGAACATACCAACTAAACGATATCTCTTGAGTCTTTGACCTCCTTTACCATACTGAGTTACAGTGGCATCAACACCATATTGCTGTGATGTTCTTGCTGTTGCTGAGCGAAGATTTGTAACATTTTCA